AACTCGTCCAGAACTTCCAAGAGTTTCCCGTCAAGTGTGTCTATTCTGTTGCCCCCAATACTCAGCTCTGCAGAAACAACGAGTGCATGTCCAATGGAATTCGTCCAGCCGAATGTGGGTCCGGCGAATTGGAGGCCGCGGTCAGTGGCGTATTTTCTCGCCGCCGCCTGTGCAGTGGAAATATCTGGCATTGTGGTGACGAGGAATGCGCGAGTCACTAAATGTCCTCTGCGAGGCACCGTAATTCTGGCGGTGCTTCCAAATGCCGGCTGATTGTCGAAATCCACGCGATACCATTCCGTGGTAAATCGCCCTCCTTTTACATAGGCCCTTTGAAATGCGTCGGTACTCGGTTGTCCTTTCGGGGCGAGGAGGCGCTCATCTTGCATGCCCGAATTTAAGAGCCTTAATAGACCCGCCGAGGCCATTCTGATGTTGTCCCTTTACAAAATCTTTAGAGCAGAATAGAAAGAATGGGCTTAGGCGCCAGCAACTTCATCGGCATAACCTATCTACACCTTTTCGCTGGTCTAGGTGTTACGGCGTTAAGCTCCAATTACCCTGTGAGCGATACGATGGCTGCCCAAATCGTGGAAATTGTGCTGACGTTTGTGCTTTTATTTGCCATGATGTATTTACAACCGGGACCTGTGAAATATGTGTTGTTTGCACTTTTTGCAGTGATTCTGGGCCAAGTCCTGGCGAAATTTGTTGCGCAGCTGAAGGCGGAGAATGTGTTAAAGGATGTATTGGTGACTGTGGGAGGTATTTTCCTGGCGATGACTGCCTTGGGATTTTATGATAAGCAGAATATTCTCGGCTTCGGCTCTTATCTCTTGGCCGCACTGATTGGCCTCATTGTTGCTAGGCTCTTATTGATAGCTGGTGCTTTTGGTGGTGTGCGCGCAAGCACTTTATATTCTTTGAGCGAGGCTCTATCTTGGTTTGGAGCTGGACTGTTTTCTGTCTTTGTTGCGTATGATACGCAGAGGATAAAGGAGATTGCCGTACGGCTCAAGAACCGTACTCCGGATTATGTGGATGCCTCTCTCGGACTTTTCTTGGATGCAATCAATCTGTTCACAAGTGTAGGAGATATTATGGATTAGTAGAACGGGTCGATGGGTACTTATTATAAGATGAAGAGTTATCATGTATTCCTCATGTTTTTGAAAGTGGTCATGGTCGTTCAGATTGTGCTTATATTATTAAAGCTGCAAAAGGAAGATTCCGTAATATACCTATTATCGGAAGTTGCCTTCAAAATATTCCTTGGACTTTTCTTGATGGTGTATTTTTTAATTGCCGGCTCATCTGATTTTGATTTCTGGGATGAAGTGTTTATTTCCTTTGGCGGAGGTTTGCTGATGTTTGACGCAGTGTATAATGTTCTACCGAAGGTTTTCTTACGTTATGGAATACATTTTAATCCGTATACATTTTATTTGTCAAACCATCCTGAAAACGGAGCCACTGAATCGCAAGAACAAACACCTTGACTTCCCAGTCTTGTTCAAATGCCCCACCAGGAGGGACAATGGTTAGCCCAAGACGAATAGATTGTAGGCGAGAAGCATTCGCCGTTCCTGCCGGCTGATGACGCCCAGGTGTACTGGAAAAGGAATATCCGTATATGAAATTTTCATACGCGGCAATTCCTCCCTTGTGTCTGAGCGCAATATGCTGGCGAAACCACTGCTCTTCTGCTTTTACGATATCCACGCCATTGCATTGAATGGTCGCCGATTGTAAGAGGGGTTTCGTCGGATTATAGGTGGCATCATATTCATAACTTGTCACCGCTGAATAATTCGTCCATTCATTGTTGTTCTCCACTGACTTACGACGGACGAACCAGATAATCTCTTCCACAGGGTGATTCAATTCCAGAGGTAGCAAGACTTGGATTGTATCGAGGGTTGTTTTATTCACGGCATATTTGAGAGGCTCAGCAAAATGGAACGTCGTCACATTGCGCGTAAGAATCTCAAACGGATTGCGCAGAATCTTATTTCTAATTGAGCCATCTGTATGGGCTGAATACGTAATGAGCTGTATATTCTTGAATTGGGGGATGTTATCGTAGGCCTTTAGCTGCACTGCCGTTGGCAAAGGGTGTGACGGAGTCTTAATGCTGTCGCTTATAAGGAATGTTTTGCCGAGTGGAGTATCATCACAGCTGGCCCGACGCCCTGTTATTATTCGGACGCATTCCTTGAAAGGCCGTAACTGCACATGAATGCGTATAGAGCCTTCTTTACAGGCGAGGACAGGAAATGCTTCCTTGAGCTTTACACGAGAAAAGAAAAATGGGAGTGGGATAAAAAGGCTTCGGCTCGTGGTAGGAAAAGGTTTTGAAAGAGGACTGTGTAAAAGGGATGATAGTGGTTGTCTGCCAAGGCCGTCGGTCGCTAGGCCGAATTGGGAATTCAGGTCTTGGAATAATAGGCTGCTCACGTTCAAGAAATCTCCATCCACGATTTCAATGGTTTGGTCGCCGACTTCCAACTCAGCACGCTCTAAAATGGACGTACCGAGAGAATTCGCATAAAACCATTGGTCTCCTTGAGGGCCTGCAGACATATTTGTAATAATAATAGTTGCAGGGTGTGTATTATTGACCGTGTAAAATCCGACTCCACCAGGAGTTCCTGATACAAATCCGGTGATTATAGTGCCAGGTAGAACACCATCTCCTACAACGGGTGAGCCTATGGATACTGTGCCAGATATCATTGTGAGAACTTTCAAATTGGTTAAGCCAAGCGAACCTCTGAAAGAGGCAGTGGCTGAATAGCGTCCAGATTCCATACGTAGGAGGTCGGTATCATTGAACCAATGGCTGAGGTCTATTTGTAAGACTGTGTTAAAGAGGATATCCCCAGCACTTGTGGACTTCAAGTCGAAGGTGAATCGTTGGCCGAAACCGGTGGGGCCACGAAAGGGGTATTGTTGCACACAGGTGGAAAACGGTCTTAGACGACGGGACTGCTCAGGAAGCCACCATGTTTTATCCGATGATAGTGGCGTGAATTCGTTGTCCTGGTAATCCCTCGGAGTAAGGTCAAGCAGGGTCACGATATCGCCGCTCGGCCGAGTGAATCCCTCGGACTGGGCAGGAGCAAGTGGCAAGTCTTCCACGCTCATCTCTAACACCGACGATTATTAATTCATGGAAAGAAGTTCTGCGCGGCCTCTTCCATCCGTGCGCAACTCGGCCCAGCCCTCTGTAATGACGAACAGCTCGGTGGATGCCGTTGTGCCGGGCGAGGCCAGGTCAATGAAGAACGTGGGTTTATCTGCACTGGAGAAATTCACTGCCCCGCCCACTTGCGAGCCTATATCTGTAAATCTGGAAGGGGCGATTGCGCCAAAGGACCAGTTCATCGTATTGATTTCCAGGCCACTATCCGTATCCTCTTTTGCGTAATTCGTGACGTCTCTCCATACGAGCGGGCTGCGGGGAAATTCACGGGTTTGGCCGGCCATCAGAAATGATAGGCTGTTGTAATAGGGTTTTCCGTTGTCTGTCTTTATTTTATAGAGACGATTCGCCATGGTATCGGCGGCATTTCGGAAATACCATGTGACTCTGTTGACAGGATGCCGTCCATCCAGGCGCCGAGAAATAGTGGCTACTCCTCCAGCAACAACATTTGCATAATCCAGACTGCTCTGCGTGAATTTGTTTTCGTATATTCTGGAGAAGCGAGTATATATAGGCCGGGTTTCCATTGCCTGTTGGACATCCTTGTCCACGTAGATTTGCATGGTTTCTAGAGAAATCTTGGGTTGTAGAATATTTTCGCGGGCGAGTGTTTGGAATTGTATTGACCCTGTAGCTGTTTGTTGATACATCGTTTTACCCCACGGTATAGCTTTTGCGGTTGCTGCAGGATTCGACGATTCCACGAGGTCTTCTAGTTTCCTCAACTTACAACGGAGTCTATACGTATGCCTCGTCATCGCCCTCTGAGGAAATCCAACATCGGATGGGCCTTGTTGGCATCCTACCAAGGGCAGCTCTAAACGCAAGGCGGGTGGGGCGGCATTTCTGCCGATTTCTAGGGAGGTACCGCCGTGGCTGCCCGTCTGCTCTCTTGTTATGACTCCTTGGCTGTATGTGCCGACATTTTTGGACAAGGCACACAGAGTATCGCCACTGAATGCTTGTAGCAGTATATTATCCTGATAGAATCCGATTTTTTCAAATAAGAAATAGGCGATTCCTTGGATATATCCGTAGGAAATACCTTCTACATCGTTTATCACCGAATTCCTCACGAGTTTCGCCTGTGCATCAGGAAGCCATGTGGGGAGTTCGATTACTAAGGTTGGTGATTTCATCAGGTCGCCGACCAAATCAAACTCAAATTCAACGGTGCGTCCGAATTCCACGGCGGTCGTGGGGAGAATGCGGCGCATTTCTTCCAGGCGCGGAGTCTGTGTGTCATACGTATTATCAAACGCAAACCGACTATCGCGCTGGTCTTGGAAAAAATATACGTCTTTCTTGCCTCGGGAGACGAGCTCGTATAACGAGCCTTCTGCTGAAGCACTCATCTGATGATTCGCTTCATAATTTAAATGTGAGAAGAGGCCGCGTCTACTGGTTTCCCTCCCGAAGGAGCAACAACGTCCAACAGAATACGGGAAATGCCCATCATGATGATGGATGAATACGACACCTGCGTAGAGCTGATTACCTGAACTCCGAGTTGGCATACAGGGCTTCCAGATGTGACCATTCCCTGTAAAAAGCCCCATACCCCATCAGGCACACACGCTGCGTTATACAGCTTTGTCATACCATAATGCGTGGAATAGGAAATAAGAGCAGAGCCGAGTGCTTTGCCGATTGCGGATGTTGCCATGGCCGACATAGTCGCGATGATAGGCATCTATTATTTATGGGCGGCAGCCGTTAAGGCCTCTTGGTGGGGGACCTCACGAATAAATTCTACATAAATATTATAAGAAATGGGTAATACCTATACAAGGTATTTTTCAGATGCCAAGAATGCGATTGAAGAGTTGAACAATGCCTACAGTCAGTTTAATGCAGCAAAAGCATTTTGTCCGTCATTAAATAATCAAACTGGTAAAGATAAATGCTGGACAGCAATAGCGCCAAAAATAGAAACGATCAACTTGAATTTAAATAAAATACGACTGTATCGTGACGACATGAAAGATATTGCGAATTTTCCAGAAAAGTATAATGTTCAAAAAAGCGGTTATACAGGAACTCCCCTTCAAAAACAACAATTGAATGACATAGAAACAGAGTTTAATAAGTGTGTGGATAAATCAATTGAAGCATATAATTTCGGCAATCAAGTCAATAAATCTGAAATGGAACGTATACTTTCTAAAGGTGGAAAGAATCTGGTTAGGGATCCGTTCGCCGACTATAGCGAATATTCTTCGCATACGAAAAATGTATTACCTCTTATTTTTATACTAGCCCTTGTGCTATTATTTGCATATAGATTTGTCCCAAATCGTAAGTGGAAGAAAACCGCGTTACTCATACTGGCTGTGTTAGAGGTGGGTTTCCTAATGTATTATTCTAGAGCTGCCCTATAATTGCTTCCATATAGAAGCCCCAAATAAAACCAAATCTTTCAAAGTTAGGGTTTTATTTAGACTGTTGGACGCATGGTCCGTGTTGCCATCGTCGCCCATCTATTCATCGGCGAGTTGTTCTTTCAGCTCCTCCGTTGCTTTCAACAAAAAAGTAGGAGGTTTTCCTGAGTCCTGCGGAAGAGTCAAATGACCTATGCGACCGTATCGCGCAAAATCAATGGTTTCTGTTTTGGGGAGGCCATCAGAAATCCAGGTGTCCAGGACTTGTTTCGTCGCCTTGTAGCCGAGGTCTTCGGAATGTATGCCCACTTCCATGAGCCTTTTTAGCAAAGTCACAGATTCTTTGACTCGCTCTGCTTTTGTTTTTTGCTGAGGCATTCTTTGTATCATATGTTATTACTGTTTAGGGAGGCGCTGGGCGCAGAAATTCATCGTCGACAAGTAGGGAATTCCCGCGGCATCATAATATAGATATCTCATACCAGCATCAAAATTAATCTTATTATCCTCTGACACAAATGCGATAGTGCTCAACAAAGTAATATTATTCGTAGTAGTAGGTATAAACGCGGGATTGCCCTTCTTAGAGGTTTCCACTGCCGCTGCAGAAAGCGTAGCCTGTAACTTTCTGCGAATCAATTCACTTGCGTCCATTGTATAACTACAAAGACGGAAGAATAAAATGCAGAAAGCAGAAGGTATAATGAGTCGTAAGAGTTTTACACGGGCGATAGTGTTGCCGTTCCCGTGGAAGCTGTAACTATTACCTTATTCGGCGATGATAAACGTATTCTTGACGGTGTAATAGCGAAAATGGTGGCATCTACGGAATTTGTGACTCCTGTCACGGATGTAAAATCCATCCTGGTATTATTTACTAAAGTAAAGCTGACCATTCCAGAAAGACTCATTATATTCGCTCCAAATGTTGCGGCATCTGATGCGTCTGACCAAGTTACTCTAAACGAAGTGATTGCGTTGCCAACTTTTACAACGTTCGTTCCAGAAATTACCTTAGGAATTTGGCCATAGGTAAAACTGGTAGTGCTTGTGCCGTAAGTATTTCCAGCAATAATCGTTATTTTATCTGTAGACACCAGACTTGCCGACGCTGGGAAAGTGGCAGTTGGTGATTGAGATACTGCATTATTTACACTGGGGATTATAGCCACATCATTTAGCATGAAATTATACCATTCTGCTCCAGGCAGAGTATTCCAAGATAGTGTAAAAGAAGATGATGTGACAGATTTCACCGTTATTAAATCTGGAGCGCCTGGGGATAGATTTATCACCATGCTGGAAGTTGTAGTTCCACTGGCATTCGTCGCTTTCAGTGTTATTATATCATCGTTGCCAAACTGGGGAGTCTGCTCTGAAAACACTACATATTGAGATAAAAGCGAGTTGTCTGTCTCAGGCAAGAGGGAGAATTCTGTTCCTTGACCGCTAATCTGGCGTGTAAATGTATAACTCGTTGCACCATTTGCTTCCTCCCAGCTTAATGTATATGCGCCACCATTCTTCACAAATGAAATATTCATAGGAGGGGCCGGTTTCATGAGCAGACTTACAGGAGAAGAGTATGTTGTTCCAGAATTATTTGACGCTATGATAACCACTTGGTCGCCAGGGTATGAAACAGGGGATAAATCGGTAAATGTGGCAGAGCTGCTTGTCTGGGTGGAAGGTGTTATTGCAAATCCATTTCTAGTAAAGGTATATGTGAGAGTACCAAGTCCACCTGACCACGATAAGGAAAACCCTCTTGAGTTTATAGAAGTGGCCGATAGACTTGTAGGCTTTGTTGGAGGTATAGAAAGCGTGACGGGTAAAGAAGATGTGGATACGTTTTGAGCGCTTATTCCAGTAATTATAATCTGGTCTCCATCTTGTAAGCTTAGTCCAGAAAATGTGGCAGACTGTAAGGTAGATGTTGCGGCGACTAATGTAAGACTAGGATATCCTGCTCTTATACGAGTAAATGAATAGCTAGTTGCGCCTAAACCACCAGACCAGCTAATATAAAATCCTGTGGGACTCATATTGGATACCATCATGTTCGTGATAGTTGTAGGAGGCAGTGTGTTAAATGTAATAGGAAGAGACGAGGAAGATCCGCCTGTATTTATTGCAGTAACTACTATATTTTCTCCAAATGTCAAATCTGGTGATAGATTTGAAAATGTGACAGATGGGGTAGCCGTTAGTGAATTATCTGTGGAAGGAGTTATGGATACGCCACTGCGAGTAAACGCGTATGAGGTTGCTCCAACTCCCCCAGTCCATTGTAGAGTAAACCCTGATACATTGATTAGAGCCGATGATGATATTTGAGGTTTTGTAGGAGGAAGTAATAGGGCGATTGGTATAGATTGTGTGTTTCCAGAAATGTTTTTAGATGTTATAATAAGTATATCTCCAGATGAAAATGTGCCGAATAAGGTAACGGATGTGTTTGTTTGGTCAGAACTCGTCGTGATAGGAGTTCCATTTTGAGAATATTCGAACCCAGTTGCTCCAATGACGCCTGACCATGTTAGCTTGAGGCTGCGGTGTGTGAGATTTGATACAGCAATATCTGTTGCCGCGGTGGGCGGCAAGGGCAATAAAAATACATCGGAAGATGTTGAGCCTCCAACATTCGTCGCTGTAACAATAATCTGCTCTCCAGGCATTAGATTAGGAGATAAATTCGTAAATGTGGCAGAGCTGCTTGTAATAGCGGAAGGTGTTATAGGAAGTCCATTTCTGCTGAATGTATATGACATGGCATTTGTTCCTCCAGTCCATGTTATACCAAAGCTATTCACAGAAGAACTTGATAATGAGGCCGAAAGCACTGGTTTTGTAGGAGGCATGGTAAGATTTACAGTAGAAGAAATTTGGCCAGAAGGATTTACAGCTGTGAGTACAATCTGGTCTCCAGATAGAAGTGTATCTGTGCCAAATGAGAATACCACTGATTTTGAAACAAGGGAATTATCCGTGAGAGGTGTTAGAGATAAATCTGAGGTAGATGCGCGTTTACGCTTATATGTATAGGATGTCGTTCCAAATGCTCCCTCCCATGTCATACGGAATCCAGTGGATGTTAAATTTGTTATGAGAATATCCGTGGGAGAAGAAGGAGCCTGATTTGGGAATGTAGGATCTGAATAGGTAGAGCCGGCTGTATTGTATGCAATGATAACAATCTGATCCCCATATGAAAATTCAGGTAAAAGTCCCGAAAATGTGGCAGTTTGGGAAGTTGGGCTTATGGTTGTGGGGAAAATGAGATTATCATTTCTCATAAACGTATAGGACAATGCTCCTACACCACCAGACCATGTGAGAGTTAGTCCAGAGGCGGATAAACTTGTAGAAAGGTTTGTTGGTTTTGTGGGTGGCATAGACAATGTAAAAGGCGCAGAAGGAGTTGACCCAATTATTCCATTTGTGGCTACAACTACAATTTGGTCACCATGAACAAAATCGGGCGTAATACCCGAAAATGTAACGGATTGTGTGGAAAGAGAATTGTCTGTAGCTGAAACTGGGCTTATAATTAGACCGTTGCGCTTGAAAGTATATACAGTTGCTCCATATCCCCCATCCCATGTAAGGTCAAAACCTCTGAGCGTTAGATTGGAAACGACAAGATTCACAGGCTCAGTGGGAGCCATGTTTATCATGATAGGGAACGATGGCGTAGAGCCGGTGGTGTTTGTCGCTATAACTACAATCTGATTGCCGTAAAATAAATCAGGGGATAAATCGGTAAATGTAACACTGGGGGAAGTGCTGAGCGAGGCGTCAGTAGAAGGCGTGATATTTACTCCATTTCTCGTATAAGTATATGACAATGCTCCAACACCACCTGACCACGCTAGTGTAAATCCACCTGTAGTGGAAGGAGTGGCAGGATTCAGAGTTGTAACATTCGATACCACTAAGGCAAAAGGTTTCGTGGGAGGCATTGCAAGGGTAAAACGCGCAGAAGATGTTGAGCCAATGGAATTCGTTGCAGTGATTACAATTTGATATCCATTTACCAAATCAGCATCAAGATTCGCAATGGTTATATTTTGAGAAGTCAATGCGTTGTTTAGAGTTATTTTGCTAGCGGCCACCGTATAGGGTGAGCTGTAGCCGTAGATTGTATATGTATAACTTGTTGTGCTAAAGGCACCAGCCCAACTTAAATTAAACCCTCTCAGAGTTACATTGGATACGGAAATATTAGTGGGAGCCGTGGGAGCAAAGCCCAGCTCAAAATGATAGGAACGAGTGGAGCCGATTGCATTTGTGGCAATGACACTTATTTCTTCTCCATTGATTAATTCTGGAGAAAGTAAGGCAAATGTAACTCCAGGAGAGCCAGAATACGGTGGCGCTGCAGGTGTAGTAGGTATAATGGGAGTATTAGACCTGTAAAATGTGTAAGAGGTGGCGTTCGTTCCCCCAGTCCATGTTAGCGCGAAGCCTTGAGGTGTTATACTTGAGCATGTTAGAGAAGGTCTTGTTGGAGGTAAGGCCAATATAAATGGAAACGAGGCAGTTCCTGTTGGAAAGTTATTGAATGCAGTAACTACAATAGAATCGCCCTCTAAGAAATTCAACCCTGTAAACATTACCATGCGTGAAACAAGAGCATCGTTTGTGGTGGGTGTTATAAGGCTTCCATTTCTAGTATAGGTATAACTGGTTGCGCCAATCGCTCCAGTCCAGGTCAATGTAAATCCTGCAGCAGTTTGGTTTACAACTGTTAAATTATCGGGCCTGGTTGGAGGTAAAAGTAGAGTATATGGAAGTGAATAGGAGGACCCGAGTGTATTGGTTGCAATAACCACAATCTGCTCGCTGTTTAATAAATCGGGCAGTAAGTTCGTGAAAGTGACAGTTTGATTAAATAGAGAATTATCTGTGCTAGGTGAAATATATACTCCATTTCTTGTAAATCTATAGGATAATGCGCCGATGCCGCCTGTCCATGCCAAATCAAAACTGGTGGTTGTTAAATTGGTAAGACTTGTTATAGATGGTTTTGTGGGTGGTGCTGCATCTGAGGTGGTAACAACAACAGGCGGAAAGGCCGTGGGAATACCAAAATCATTAATTGCCGTAATTGTAACAGTGTATACTGTGGAACTTTTCAATCCGTAATATGTTACAGAGCTTGTTAAACGACCATTATCAATAAATGGTGGCGGATTCGCTATCATTGCAAGATTTGTTGCGTTATTGTTCGACGTTATGGAATATTCATATCTTACAGCCCCTTGATTGCCCATCCAGGTTATCGTGAATCCTGCTATTGTAATATCGGTCGTCGTGATTGACGTGGGGACGGTGGCAAGGGGCGGGATTGTATAAGAGGCGCTTGTAGAACCGTCGGCCGTGATTGCGTTTACGACAATGATATCTCCTGGAAAAAGAGTTACTGCATTATTGCTGAATATGATGACCTGTGAAGTTAAGGCAGGACTCAAGTCGTTAGCATACGCATATGAATTTATCGTCGCGGCATTTCTAGTGAATATATACGAAGTCGCTCCAAATCCTCCATACCAAGAAACTCTGAAGGCATAATTTGGGCTTACTTGTGTGCGAGCAAGTGCCAAAGATGTGATTTTGGAAGGGAGGACCAATGCGCGAGGATAGACAAGAGGGCCTTCTCCTAATGCGAGGCGGTCAACGGCAAATGTGGGGGAGAGAGATACGACAGGAATACCTGCTGCTGAATAATTCAAATATCTCATACCGTCGTCAAATGTCATTTTGTCATCGGCTGAAGCAAACGTCATTGTGCTCACGGCTGTTATGGAATTCACAGTGACTGGAATATATACGGGGTTGATAGACCTGGCAGATGCCACTCTTGAAGCAGCTATAACTACTTCATTATTCCGACGGATTATATCACTTGGTTCCATTCTGTCTATCTACATAGATTTCTTGTTTTACGGTGCCGTGAGGGTTTTTATCGGTCTAAGGTTTTATACTAAGTATTCTAGAGTTATGTGTGGCATATGGGCATGGATTCATGCGAAAGGTGTGTATGTCGACGATAAGAAGATAGCCAAGGCCGTGGAGCATATTGTGGCACGTGGGCCTGAGGGGACTCGTATCCAGGAAATCGGAGACGCAACATTCGCATTCACTCGCCTGGCTATCAATGGACTGAATCCAGACGGAATGCAACCTTTTACACAAGGCGATGGGTTATCTTGGATGTGTAATGGGGAGATTTACAATTCTCGGCAAATTGAGGCGGCTCTAGGATATGTGTCAAAGAGTGGCTCAGATTGTGAGGTGCTTGGAGACCTTTGGAACTCTTGTGGAAACGCTGTGACATTTTGTCGGGCGCTAGACGGTGTATTTTCGATAGTGCTGTACGATTCTGTGGCGAATGAATATGTAGTCGCAAGAGACCCGTATGGTGTTCGTCCGTTGTATTGGTCTCAAGATAAATTTCGGGGGACGATGTTTGCCAGTGAGCGGAAAGCGCTGGAAGGATTCGTGGAAAGTTATGCGAAAATCTGCGAATTTCCACCGGGCGAGGTCTGGCGTGTAAATAGTGCGGGGATTGTGTCAAAGAGTGTATATCACATGGTGCCTTGGCTGAAGGGGGGTTTTTCGGGCGAGGCTGGGATTTTGTCTGCGGTGCGCGACTCGTTTTTGGCGGCTGTGAAGAAACGGCTGATGACGGAGAGACCGGTCGCTGCACTGTTGAGTGGGGGTCTTGATTCTTCTCTCGTGGCGGCGTGTGTACAGAAGATGCTGATGGATTCTGGCGCTCCGAAGCTGAAGACATTTAGCATCGGTATGCGTGGGAGCAGTGATTTGAAATACGCTCGCCTTGTGGCGGACTGGATTAAGTCCGAGCATCACGAGATTGTCGTCACGGCAGATGAGATGTTTGCCGCAATACCGGATGTGATTCGTGATATAGAGTCGTATGATATTACTACCGTTCGGGCGTCTGTGGGGAACTGGCTCGTTGCGCGAGAAATTAGTCGTAGAACCGAGTGTAAGGTGGTGTTTAATGGGGACGGCTCTGATGAGGTATGGGGGTCATACCTGTATTTTTACAGGGCGCCGAATGATTATGCCTTTGAGGCGGAGACTGTGCGTCTGCTCGCTGACATTCATCGGTATGACGTGCTGCGCTCTGATAGGAGCATTAGCTCGCATGGCCTAGAGGCGAGGACGCCCTTTCTCGACAAACAGTTTGTAGGGGTGGCGATGTCTGTGCCGACAGAGCTGCGTCGTCCAGTTGCAGGTGGGCGAGTAGAGAAGGATTTATTGCGGAGGGCCTTTGCTGAGACGGATTATTTGCCTAGCGATGTGCTGTGGCGGACGAAGGAGGCATTTTCCGATGGAGTGAGTACTTCCGAGAAATCTTGGTTCCAGGAAATCCAAGAGCGGATTTTGGAGAGGGGGCTTGTTCCTTCGAATTGGGAGGAGTTGGCGAAGAAATTTCCTTCGCCGATTCCCATTACGCCTGAATCGTTTTATTATCGGTCGTTGTATGAAAGTATGTATAAGAAGACGGGGGATTACTGGCCGTATTGGATGCCGCAATGGTCGCCCGAGACGAAGGACCCGAGCGCGAGGACGTTGGCGATGTATGCTGCTAGTTCCGTAAATGCGGCTACTGTGGCTGCTACCGTGGAGGCAGTAGATTCTCCCGTATAAAAGCTTTATAAGGAACAATGGCGTCGTGTAAGTTAGAATCTGTGTTAAAGGTGAATAGGTTCAGATATCTGGATAGAACGAATTTTGAGATAGTAATTACTCGTTTTAATGAGCCGTTGTTCTGGACAGATGGAATGGAACATTTATGTACTGTGTATAACAAGGGAGACGACTTTCATTTAGGAAAGGGAGCGAAGGTTATTTCTGTTCCAAATTACGGAGTACGAGCGGAAACAATTCTGCGGCATATTATTTCACGGTATAATTCTCTTCCAGAAGTGACTTTTTTTAGTCAGGCTAACTTATGTGATAACACCTACCAGCCATTGTATCCATTGACATATTATTATACAAAATGCCGTGTAAATGGTGTATTTGGGTATGAGGAGTTGCTGGAAGATCCGCCTGAGTCTCGATTTCAGTGGAGAATATCGTCGATTTCATGCAAATCTGTAGGCGATAAGACATTTGCTGAGTGGAGGCGTGACGTTGCAGGCATATCGTATCGGCAATCACAAGAGGGATGGGTAAAAGGGGATTGGATTTCTGTTGGACGGGAAAGAATACAGAAGCGTCCCTTGGCGTATTATAAGAAGTTATATGATGCGTGCCAGTTTTCTCGCGGAATACTCGTGGAAGAATGCTGTTTCTTAGAGAGGACGTTTTATTCTATGTTTGGCGGGACCGTATGATGCGCAGGTGGGTGAGTAGATAAGTACCCGAGCGCGAGGACTTTGGCGGTGTATGCTGCTAGTTCGGTAAAGGCGTCTGATTCTCCTGTATAAAACCTTTATAAGGAACAATGGCGACGTGTAATTTGGAATCTGTGTTAAAGGGGAATCTGTTCCAGTATTTGGATAGAACGAAGTTTGAGATTGTGATTACTCGTTTTAACGAGCCGTTGTTTTGGACGGGCGGAATCGAGCATTTGTGTACGGTGTATAACAAGGGAGAGGAGGGGTTTCAATTAGACAAGGGGGCGAAGATTGTTTCCGTGTCTAACCACGGAGTAGGGACGGAAACAATTCTGCGGCATATTATTGCACGATACGATTCTCTTGCTGATGTGACGTTTTTTAGCCAGGCCACCCTCTGCGATAGAGAAGACCAGCCGTTGTATCCCTTGAAGGATTATTATTTGAAATGCTCTGTTGGGGGTGTATTTGGATATAAGGATAGGTTGGAAGAGCCGGCGGATTCTCGGTTTCAGTGGAGAATATCGTCGCCTTCTTGTAAATCTGTGGGCGATAGGACATTTGCTGAGTGGAGGCGAGACGTTGCGGGTATACCGTATCGGCGTTTGGACGAGTCTTGGGTAAAAGGAGATTGGATTTCTGTTGGACGGGAAAGAATACGTGAGCGGCCGTTGTCGTATTACCAGGGGCTGTATGATGCGTGCCAGTTTTCTCGCGGAATACTCGTGGAAGAATGCTGGTTCTTGGAGAGGACGTTTTATTCTATGTTTGTTGGGGCGTGAGGATACGTTCTTAGAGAAAGAACATTTCTAAACATTATATAGAATCAAATGTCTTCTAGTACGTATGACATTACACCACAATCTGTTATGCACTGGGCGAATTCAGAGCTTGAACACGTTGGTCGCATTACATCCATGAAAGATAAGAATCTCCAGTATTCCTATGCACAATCTACTATAAATGGAATGGCACATCTGAAAGATGCCATTTTTCAACTTGTAAATGATCCAGAATATAAACGTTATAAACCCGACCTCTTAGTCCTTCACGGGAAAGTCATTCGGACCATGAAGCACTTGATAAAGGATTATCGTGTAGATTTAAATGAGATTAGGGCGTTTAATACACGCAAGGTTCTTAGCGACTTATCGTATTTGACTAAGAAAAACAGAAATACTGCAAAAAAATCTTCCAAAAGAAAGAAGGCGACTCAGCGTCGTCGCAGATGATGTGGCAAAACTTGAATTTGGCTGGGGCTGGTTGAAAAGGCCACCATGGAAAAACGGCGATGTCTTGCTCGTCT